TCCTTCACCAGCTTCGCACAGGCAGTCGCTTCGATAGCGAAGGCACAGATGCAGAATATATGGTACGTTTCGCTCATCGCTTACAGGAACTCGAGGGCTACCTCGTTTCGACTGACAGCCCCGATGCCTTCCTTGCTGACTTAATCCGTCACGGTTTCGTAACCGCTGAATAATAGAATAACGATGCTCGTTCTTTGTTGCCGTAGCAGTTTTCGAACTGTTACGGCTCTTTTATGTAAAGTATTGAGAAAAAATAAACTTTCTTCGAAAATAATTTGAAAAACGCTTGCATATATCAAATAAAGTTGTTATCTTTGCATCGTAGAATTAAAGAAGGTGAGACACACCGTAAAAACTGTAAACAATATGAGAACTTCAAAAATCAACATCGGAACAAAGGTTTTTAATAAGAAGAACCAGGAAGGCACAATTACAAATATTATAACAAAGTCAACGGGTTACGTTGAGGTCACTTACCTCAATGGTACTGTAAAGAAGGAGATGGCATTCAATCTCTTCGATGAGAACGGTGAGAGTTTGAAGGCTACACCAAAGGCTAAGAAGCAGACTATGACAATAGCTGATAAGATTGAAAGCACAAAGCAAGGTCTCTTAGCAGCAAACAATCATCACCACGATTCTCTTGTTGACGCTTATATGGACGCTCTCAACAAGGTTGAATCAGAAAACACTTTCATTAACTCTCTTATCGACACTTTCGCAAAGGCTTCTATCGGTAATGGTAGAATTAGCGAGAAGCAGGCTTATTACCTCGCTAAGTTCATGGTAGAAAACAATATTTAATCAAAAAAACCTAAACGCTGCGCTATCGGCATGACGGGCACAAAGTATGAGATACAACTATCAAGATGGAATCGAAAGAGAAACAGCTGAACAAATCGTAAATAACAGAGACTGCTGTCGTCAAGGTCTCGTTGAGATGGAAGATGGAAGAGTTTTCTTTAGCCACAGGGGCTACAATGATAGGGTAGCTCCTCACCTCCAAGTAATGAGATGCAAAAAAACTGGTGTTAAGTTTAACGTAAACTTAAATAATGGTATTGCGTATAATACGCATCTTTAATTAACATTCTAAACAAGAAATAATAAATCTAAACGCTGCGCTATCGGCATGACGGGCAAAGATTATGAAGAATATTTCAGAATTAGCAAACCAGAACAATCTTTCAGTAATTAACATCGGTACCTCATTCGGTCTCAAAGAAGGCGAAGCAGTAGTTGGATTTACTTCTTTTCAAGAGGCAGTTGATTTCGCTGAGAGGAACAATATGAAGGTTGCAACCTTCAAGAATGAGGGTGAAACCTCTTCAATATATACCCTCTTCGACGAAAGTCCACGTGCAGGCTTTGACGTCCTCGGTAACTACGCAGATGTCACTAAGTTCTTCAAGGGAGACGCTGAGAACTTCCAAGAGATCGACATAGATGAAACTCTGGAAAATTCTGACTTCACAGAGGATGAGCGAGAGGAATTCTTGAAGGATATGAATATAATTAAGAATCGTATAGAGAACCTCGCTGAGGACGAGTTCATCTATCTCGACAATAGCGGTTATAGCGAGCCTCTAAAAAAAGAGGACACCTCAGTCTTAAGAAATGGAAATCTCTATATAATAGGTGTTTACTAATGAGCAAGTATATCATTCAACAGAGCAGTACTCAGCCTAACGGCTGGGTGCTGACAGATACAGAGAATAAGGTGGTCATCAAATTCCAAGATGGGCAGTTTAACGAGAGTCAGAAGGTAACTCTCTTAGAGGATAGTACGGCTACAGCTGAAGAGCTCGCTCGCATCGTCGGTGCAATGGGTGAATGGGCTGCTCGTCATCATGGAAGCAAGTGCTTCGATCATGTCTACGGATATGAGACGAGCGAGGATGAAGCGACTACGTATCTGTATCGCAGAAAGTTTCCTCGCTGGAAATTAGAACTCCAAGAGGAAAGAGTAACAGCAGAGAGCCTTGCTTCTTCATTGCGCAAGGCTGCTGAGTTTTTAACGAAAAGAAATCGATATGAGTGATAACAGAGGTGGAGCACGTCCTAACTCTGGGCGTAAGTACTTAGGCAAAGTCCCGCTCAGCTCACGTGTGAGCGAGCAGGCAAAGGAAAGATTAAGTCTATTAGCTATTAAGACAGGAGTGTCAATATCAGAGATGCTTGAGATATTGATAAATAGTTATCATGTTCGTTAATCAAAAAAAATAATATACGTAACAAAAAAGTTACTTATTTATTTGGTAGTTCGTAACTTTTTTGTTACCTTTGCATCGTCATTAAGACAAAGAGTTCTTTAATTTTTTTAGTAAATATGAAGTCAAGTGAATTAAAACGCATGCTTAAAAAGAAAGGATGCAAACTTTTAAGACACGGTTCAAGGCACGACTTGTGGATAAACCCTGCAAATGGGAAGTCTACTACAGTGCCAAGACATGACGCACAAGAAGTGAATACAGGTACTTTAAAAAGTATTCTGAAACAACTTTTTGGTTCTGATTAAGGAGTAGCCGACACTTTCACGTGTCGGCTATCCTTCAGAAATTTACTAATTATATATAAAGGACTCTTTTAAAAAGAATATAATCATAAAGCAAGTATATGAAAGTAACAGTGTGTGTTGAGAAACAAGCAGGAGAGAAAAACTGCTCATGCTTCGTAGAAGAAGACCTTGGACAGGTTGGATTATGCGGATATGGATCAACTGTTGATTCTGCTGTAGAAGATCTCCTTGTAGCAAGACAAGAAAGTATCGAAGAAGGCTATGACATACCAGAGCTTGAGATGACTTTCAAATATGATCTATGGGCATTCTTCGATAAGTTTCCTATGAATGCAACACTCGTTGCGAAGCAAATCGGTATTAATGCTTCACTAATGCGTCAATATATAGCAGGACAGAAGCAACCAAGTAAAAAACGTGTAGAACAAATACAAGAAGGTATCAGAAGCATTGGTAAGCAACTTTCTGATATATCTTTAGCAAGATATTAATGTGCATCATGTCACATTAGTTTACTAAAAGAAAAGAACTCGAAGCCTCTGGTGTGTGATACATCGGAGGCTTTTTCTTTTACTTTTCATTGCGTTTCTATTCTTTTTTTGTATATTTGCAAAAATATTAACTGAGAACTATTAATTATATGAAGACTTTTCTTACTGGGTTTGGAACGTGGCTCTTAACCAACATTATTTGTGCTTTTCTATTGAATTTCATAGGCATTCACGCCTCTGAAGAGCTCACGCTGCTATTGAATGCTATAACGATTTCCTTCGCTATTTTCGTTGCACTCTCTATCAGAAGGAGACAACTGAAGAAACGCAAAGAGGTGGAGGAACTTAACTCAGTGCCAGCAGAAGAAGATGTTTCTTCAGAACCAACTCCTCCTGAACGAGATGTTTTCTCATTTAGATTAGCAGGCCTATATTATAGGTCTGATGAAGCACAGAAAAGAGCAAGAGAACTTATGTCTAATGAGTCGGTTTTTCTTGAGAAAGACCCAACAAACCCACACGACCCTAATGCAATCAGGGTGTACTCTGACGATCATGTCCATTTAGGATACGTTCCAAGACACCTATGTTCAGAGATATTAGCTTACATGGATGAAACTAATTCCTATGTAGCGTATGTTGATTATATAATTTCTGGATTGGATACTCCGTTTGTCCACTTGTATATACCAATTAATCAAACTCACTCCTCATAAGCTCTCTGAGTACTTTTTCTTTTACTTTACGTTGCGTTTCTATTCGTTTTTTGTATCTTTGCAACTAATATTAACTGAGAACTATTAAATAGATGAAGAAATTGTTTTTTACATGTATCTTACTCGTTAGTACGATCATGTGTTTTGCACAGAAGCCTTTGACTTTTACAAAGGTAATTCAGAAGGATGGTTTAACAGCTCAACAGTTGTACGATGCTACCAAGAACTGGTTTGTACGTACCTATGTTGACTCACGAGCTGTTTTGAAAGATGAGAATCCAGGAAAAGAATTGACTGGTAATGGAAATATCCCATTCAAGACTAATATGATATTCTCAAGTCTTGAAGGTCACATCAAGTATCTAATAGACGTTCAATTCAAAGATGGAAGGTTGAAACTTACTTTAAGTGACTTCCGTCACGACCCTATTCGCAAAGCTATGTACGACAATAACCTTGGAGTTCTTGTAGATTCCCTTCCAAAGGATTTAAAAGAGATAGGTATAGAAGGTGCAAATAGGAAGGCTGGATACAAGTATTTCTTCAAGAATGGAAAGCCTCTTTGCGAAAGTGTCTTTGAAGAGCTTTCTACAAGTCTTGAAAAGTTCGTCGACAAACGTGAGGTGGAAACCAAAGACGAATGGTAATTTTTGCGTGACGCAAAAAATAATTGCGTTTTTATTTGGCGGTTACAAAATAACTCCCTATCTTTGTAACCGTCAAAACCGAGAACAATGTTCTCAAACAAGGGCGAGATGATATCAAGCCCCGAACTTATTACTTCGTTGGGCTTCTTTTTATGCCCATATTGCAGACTACTGCAACGAAGATATGGCGGATGCCTTCCATGTGATTTAGCCCTTGTGGAGAAATCTCGGTTTTGACGAACAGGAAGAGCATCCGCTTTTCGTATCCGTACCCAGCGGTTCTGGGCAATGTCAAAACCGAGTGCAATATGCAACAAGTAATCGAAATCGAGAGCTCTGTAAAACAGCAGCCTATCGACGTACGTGCTACGATACAGCACAAACTCAAGTCTCTTAATCTTTGGCTCGACTCAAAAAGTGAGTTCTACAGCCGTATCTGCGAGTTCTCTGTTACCCGTCGTTTGGTAATTCGAGTAAACCTCGTAACTTTGTGCGTGGGATTAGCAGCAATAGCTATCGAGCAGCAGCCTATCACATCTGTCATCGCGACCCTCTGTGCAGGCTACTTAGTTTATCGCATGAATAAATCTGAAAATAAACAGAAAGGAGGCAAGGTATGATATTCTTTGACTACTATTTCAAGGCATATTCTACCCCGAAGTACCTTGAGCCTGTTGCCGTGTGTATGGAACGACGTTACAAAGCCCTTATGGCAGATGAACCGACACTAAAGAAGTTTGTTGCAGAACTTAAATCAGAACTGAATTCCATTCCAAAGGCGAAGGGAAGATATAAACTCGAAGTTGATAAAGGCTGTATCTATATCAGTACTACTCACAAACTCACAGAAGGCGTTATACGTCTTCAATATAAAGAGGTGCTTTCTTTGGAAGGTTTCAGCGAGAACCTCTGTAAGAGTCTTGATGAAGTGGCTGAGAAAGGAGGTGAGAAATGATATTCTTTGATTGTTGTCTTATAGATTTTTCAATCCCAAAAGAGCTTACACCGCTTGCTGACTGTATGAAGAAGTACCAAGGAGTTCTTGTAGCGGACAAAAAAGCATTCAACAAGGTTGTTGAAGAACTGGAGGAAAAATTTTGTGCTATACCAAAGGCTGAAGAAAGATTCCTTTTCAAAGTTAGCGAAGGTCCTCTCGGAATTATTTCTGTTCATAGAAACAACACTATGAGGAAGTATATATTGCGCCTCTATTTTACACCAGTACATGGTATGTTTGGCTTCGACTCTTCTCAGAGTGCTATTCAGTCAGTACCAGACGATGGCGACGAATATTATTCTTTGCCTGATCATATTAAAAGTAGTGTTCAGAAAGGAGGCGTGAAATGAAGATTATAACTGACCCTACAGTGTATAATTACAAAGCTGAAAAAGGCTTATTCATAGCGTTAGATGATTTCCGTGCTACTCCAGGACTGATTAGGTCTTTTAGAAATCATATTGAGCGTCAACTCCGTAAGGCGATATTTCATCTCAATTACTATCGAGGTATCCATGAGGCTGGAGAAGCATCCGCTCGTCAGCAGACTGCTATGGGACAGATGGGAAGAACGTGTCAACACTCTTAAGAGTTTTGACCGCACGTTATCAGAGATTAAGGATTTAATTGATTTAAAATGATAAGAGATATGAAGGCTTCAATTGTGAATCTTGATGAGCAGACCGCAGAGGTTCTGCGGACAATGCTCGACCCAGGGTATCTCTCAGAGAGAATTGAAAGGTTAGAAGCGATAGAGGATTTCCTCATCGATCAATGGCGAGACGCAGGCACTATTAAGCCTGAGACAGCCCTAACCTTCCTCGACACCCTACGCTCATTGCGTAGAGACCTTAACGCATTTCTCACTTCAGTAGACCCACACGGGGAAGCTGACAAATCTTAACGACAATGAAACAAGAAAAAGAACAAGAAGAGCAGCCTGTAACTGACATCAGTATATACATAGCTGCTTTATCAGCGACATATCGTCCAGCGTCAACACCAGCAGAGACAACTCATTTCTTCTCTACACCAGAGGTGGTAGACGCAATTAAGAATATAGACCCCTCCGCTAAGATAAGCGTAGAGCAAGTTTTCTCTGCGCTTCGTGACGCAGGATATCAGTTCTGCAATCGACCTGGTGCGCAAGGGTTGGAATTCAAATGGATGTTCCGTGAAATATAAGTCTTTATAGTTATAGTTATATTTTAAGTTATGGTTTTTGAGGGCAGTACGTCGTGAGACGTGCTGCTCTCGCTTTTTTGTCCTTTTCCCATTCTTTTTCTCGTGTTATCTTTGTGAGCATGGTAACAGATCAATTCGTTAAGGATGAGTTTATCTCAGATATCCTCCGTCGTGACATAGGTATCATCTATCAGACACAGGAGGAGGTAGCCAATCGCTACTTCAAGGAGCGTACGGGTACGCTTCGTAATTTCCTTTCTCGTCGTGCGTTCACTCCGAAAGAATCGAATGGAGAGTTCTCCGTATATCTCAATGTTCTCTCTTACATTCGCTTCCTCGATATGCAATATCGCTTGAACTACGCTGGCATGAGCTCTAAGCGAGCGAAGAAGCAGCGTGCTAAGTATGCTATCTATAACAGAGTTGTCTGGGGAGTACTCTATAACGAAACCTTCCCCGACATCCAAGCCGGCTTTACGGATGAGGTTCGTGAGGCGTGGAGGCAAAAAATGGAAGACGCACTTTCACAGCACAGATTACTCACAGATAATCAATAGATAAGATATGAGCAAAATAAAAGAAGACCATATATCTTTGGTCATTGACGCAAAAACAGACAAGGCACAGCAAGAACTGCGTGAGCTTGAGCGTGCGACATCAGACCTTAGTAAGGAAATGAAGGCTCGACAGAATCGAATGCTCGACCTCGAAGCAGCGGGTAAGAAGGAGACAGCTGAGTATAAAAACTTACAAGCTGAGGTGAGAAGCTATAGTAAACTGATAGCTGATAATAATAAGAAGCTGCGTGAACTACGCTCTGCAATGGATGTCAATGCAATGACGATGTCGCAGCTCAAGAAGCAGGCCAAGGAACTCCAGACAGCTCTCAACAACACATCGAAGGCAGCTAATCCTCAAGAGTACGAGCGATTAGCGTCAGAACTTCGTACAGTCAATGGACGTATCTCAGATCTGAAGCGAGATGCCTCTGGGTTGGGCGAGTCAATGGGTAAAGAATCAACAGGCATCATGGGTAAGTTCGAAGGCATGTTCTCATCAATCTCTGGTGGTTGGACAAAACTCGTGGGCGTTGCTACAGCTGCTGTCGCTTCCATCTCAGCAGCTATAGAAGGGGCTAAGTGGTTCTACAATTACAACATGGAGATTGAGGAAGCCCAACGACTGACCCGTGAGTTTTTCAATATACAGGGCGACGAACTCGTCCATACACAGAGTCAGATATCTGCCCTCGCTGAACAGTTCGGTAAAGACTACAAGGAGGTTCTCGGTACTGTTGAGTCGCTTACCAATCAGTACGGTATCTCTACAGCAGAGGCTATCAATGTCATCAAGGATGGACTACAGGCTGGAGCCGACCTTAACGGTACATTCCTTAGTCAGATTCAACAGTACGGACCTGCCTTCAGTGATGCTGGTGCATCCGTTAAGGACCTCGTCGCAAGTATCACGCAGACACGCTCGGGTATCTTCAACGAGGCTGGTATGGGTCTGATTCAGACCGCCACGAACCGTATTCGCACGATGTCATCTGCAACACAGAGTGCACTGAACTCTATAGGTATCTCGAGCAAGCAACTTGAAGCAGACCTTATATCAGGAAAGACCTCCATCTTAGAGGCTATTAAGATGATATCAGGTAAGATTAAGGAGCTACCTGAAAACTCTATGCAAGTCGGGCAAGTCATGAAGGCTGTCTTTGGAAAAACAGCGAGCAACGAGGGTATGAAGCTCGTGAAGACCTTAGCAGATATGTCTACTAACATGGAGGAACTGAAGGGTGTCACAGGAGAGTATGGAGAGTTGCAACGTGAGCAGGTGGAAGCGCAAGCAGAACTTAATGAGAAGATGTCTAAGTTCTTCGGATTGGGCGAGAATGGCTTCGACGAAATCACCATGAAAGCTAAGATATTCGGAGTGAAGGCCCTGTCGAAGATTATCGATTATACTGTCAAAATCATTAACTACTTCATCGATCTATACAACGAGTCTAAGGTATTCCGTGCTGGTATCGAGAATATAAAGAACAACTTCAAAAGTGCATGGGAGGTGTTTAAGTTCGGTGTCAACCTCGTCATTGATGGTTTTAAAGGCATGGGTAGAATGGCAAAGGCATGGTCGAAAGTAATTGAAGGAGCCTTCTCATTCGATGTTGATAAGATTACGACAGGTATCAAGGGCCTTTGGGATGCTTATAAGGACACCTGGACAGAAATAGGCCAAGACGCTAAGAAGATGGCCATGAATGTTCGTGACAATTTCATAGATGCCATCAAGAACACAGGCAGCAACAAGAAGGTTGCCCATCTCTCTGTCGATGTTTCCCCAGACACGAAGGGGCATTCTTCCTCTCAAGGTGGATTAAGCGGTAGCCACAACACCATCGAGAATGGAGTGAAAGACCCTAAGGTGAAGAAGACGAAAACGAAAACGAAAAAGACGAAAAAGACAAAGACCACTGACCCTGATGACGTAGCAAGCAAGTTGTTTGCACATGACCGTGCGCAAGACCTCGACGCAGAGAAGCGAAGCTATGATAAGAGTCTGAATGCATTGAAGGATGCACTTGCGAAGAAGACCCTTACACAAGAGCAGTATAGTGCATACGTGGCTGCTCTCAATATTCAACATCAGAACAAATTACTCGACATCGAGAAGGCGTACTTGCAACGCTCTGAGAACATGGTCTTCAAGGATGCTGCGAAGAAGAAGGCGTTACACGAAGGGCAAACTAAGGCTGTCGCTGACCAGCAGCAGGCAGCGAACACTGCTTATATCGAGGCAGAGAAAGAGTACTACGACTCTCTGGATCAAATACGTCAGTCAGCTCCTGCTAAACCGCAGACCCTTCAGCAAGAATGTGATGCTAAGCTACTCCTCTTGGATGGATATTATAAAGCAGCCTTACAGCGAGCAAAGGATAATGGAGAGCGTGAGAAGGAGGTCACTGACGCATACGAAGCTGCTAAAGCTGCAATCATCGTTGATTATGCGAAGAAAGCTGAAGAGCAGAAGGCCCAAGCACGACAGGAGTATGGACTTGACACTTTCGAGGACCAGTATGCCGCACGTCGCAAGAAGATAGAAAATGACACTCTGCTTAATGAGCAGGAGCGTCAACAGGCTCTTACGCTTCTTGACCAACAGGCAGAAGAGCACCGCCTTCAGATACGTCAGCAGTATGGACTCGTTAGCCAGCAGGAGTTATACAACGCTGAAATGGAACAGTTGAAGATGCACCTTCAGAACAAGGAGATATCTGAAGAAGAGTATGAAGAGGCGGTGAAGAATATGAAGATCGCCAAGATGAAGGAGGCGTTCGACTACTATTCTAATCTTACCAGTGGAGCAGCGCAGGCCTTGCAGCAAGCAGAGATTGCGAACGTCGATGCCAAGTATGACGCAGAGATTGAAGCTGCAAAGAACGCTGGTAAAGACACTACGGAACTTGAAAAGAAGAAGGCTAACGAAAAGCTGAAGATACAGAAGAAATATGCGGATGTTAACTTCGCTATTCAAGCAGCGCAAATCATCGCATCCACTGCTTCTGCAATCGCTAAGACATTCTCAGAATTGGGTTTCCCTGCTGGTATTCCTGCTGCTGCCTTGATGGGTATCACGGGTGCAGCGCAGCTTGCAGCTGCTCTTGCAGAGCGCAATAAGGTGAAGCGAATGACGCTAAGCGGAGCAGGTGGTTCTGCCTCTGCCTCAGGCGCACGTGTTGCCACTGGCCTTGAGTCAGGAGGTAGTATCGATGTAGAGCGTAAGCAGGATGGCAAAATGTTCCATGCAGATTATGACCCTGACAAACGTGGATTCATCGATAAACCTACTGTCATCGTCGGAGAAGGCGGATACGGTCACAGCAAGGAGTGGGTCGCTTCGAATGCTGCTGTAGAGAACCCTACGATAGCTCCATTCATTGATATTATCGACCGTGCACAGCGTGCAGGGACTATTCGCACACTCGACATGAATAAGTTTCTCATTCAGCAGGCACAAGGTCGTGCCTCTGGTGGATACGTCGCACCAACAGTTAATGACGTGCGTGGTGTAGCGAAAGACTCCTACAAGGATACGCTCATCGAAAGATTGACTGACGTGCTCGACCGATTGTCTGTTGACGGTATCCCTGCGTCTGTCTCTCTCAATGAGATTGAACAGAAGCAGCAGTTGCAAGACAAGGCTCGTCGTTTTGGCAGTAAATAAAAACAACACCTTATATATATATGAAGATAACGAACTTAGAGAAGGGCGAGGCCTATAACCTCAAGCCCGATACACAGATACAAGTAGAGCGTACTAACCCTTTCTTCAATGAGTATGGAGAGCAGACCACACCGCTCGAGCTCCCAGCATCCGAACGCAATCGCAGAATACTTGGTTTCCCCGACTCCTTCGGACGTAGGGTAAAGATGACCGCTACCGATGTAGCGATACAAGATGGTGAATACTTCGCTCAATGTCGTCAAGTGGTACTGTCTGCTCAATACAAGGGTAGTATCTCTACCTCCTTCTACATTAATGATGGGTCTTTCTATTCGAGAATACAGAAGGTGAAGCTCAAGGACATCTTCAAAGGTGAGTTCATTCCTGGTGTGAATACAGTAGAGGAAGGAATTAACTTCTGTCGTAATCTTCGCAACAACTCTAACGAGCATTACGGCATCTTCCCTATCCTCTTCACTGACGACTCAGGGAGAAAGAATGGGGCGAACTACAAGTTCATGAATGCCTTTGGAAAGGAAAAAGTATTGAAATACACCAGGCCTTACGAGTGGATGCCTGAACTACCTTCAGTCATAGGTTTTCATCCTGACTTAAGCGGAGAAGGCTGCGATTTCTACAATGCGGTGCAGCGCATTGAGTATGTCAACGAGATACCTATCACGCTCGCACCAGGATATTATATGTCACCCTTCATACGTGCTAATTACCTGCTCAAGCGTGTCTTCGCTTACTTCGGATATGAACTACAAGAGAACTTCTTCACGCAGACAGAACCCTTCAATAAGATGGTAGTGATTAATAAGGTGATGGACGTACTGGTGAATGGGAAGATAAAGGTAGCCGATTTGGTGCCAGATATTACCTGTGCGGATTTCATCTCTGTTTTTCGTAAGAAATTCTGCTGTGAGTTCACCTCTGATGAGGGGAAGCGAACAGCGGATATCATCTTCCTGCGTGACACACTTAACGACACTCCTAAGGTAGACCTAACTCATTGTGTGACACAAGAGCCTACGCTCTCTTATAAGTCAGAGAATGACTACAAGCGTGTCACACTCGCTGCTTCAGATAAGGTAGATTCTGAAATCTCTGACTCATACGATGACTTAGACAGCTTAGTCAAGGCGAATCCGAACGCTTACTTCGACCCTGTCGATGGGGCTATCTATAAGACAGGATGGTCTGGCGACTTCCAAGTGACGGTGAAGGTCGCTGAAGCATCGCAGAACTATAACACAGGTGAGACCCTCGAAGCGAAAGAGATTAAAGTCCCCGAGCTCATCCCAGAGTTCAGAACCCTTAGCTATAAGGATACCGTTGAAGAGGAAGACTTCAACTACGACATGGGTAAGTTCCTCTACGTAGGAGAATATCAGAGTCTCAACTCTAAGATGGTGGTCGCAACAGAACCCAAGGAGCACACATCGGAGAAGGCAGAGAAACAGAAGGCTATCCTCGCCTTTACCTACCTCTCTGACGGTCGACCAGAAGGAACCATCTCTGCTTACGATGTGAATGCGCCTTCTCATCCTCGTATCTTCGATTATGCCTTGCATTATAATGGTCCACAAGGCGTCTTTGAAAAGTTCTACCGAGAATACGACCTGCTGCTGCGCAATTCACTTCATGACATGAAGGTGAAGCTACTGCTCTCTCAATCACAGAAGCAGAACCTCCCCTCTTACGAGAAGGTTGTCATTCGTGGGGTTCCATTTTTGTTCAATAAACTCAAGTTCACACTCGGAGGAAAGAACGAGCCTGTCGAGTCAGAACTCTATACTGTCTCTCTGATGCAGCCTGCAATCTCTGCTCCTACGATCAATGAGCAGCTTAAAGCGATGGACGTTAAGTATAAGTGGGTGGGCAAGGAGACACAGACCTCCGTCAGTTGGGAGGAATATAGCGCAGCGAATGACGAGCGAAACAAGACCTTCGTCACCATTTATCCTCCTCTCCCTTCTGCCGACTACGTTGGGAAACAATATGGAAAACAGCGATCTTACACGGAGAGAATTACGAAGAAAGGAGGCTGGTTCCGTCATGGTCGCTACGAGTACACACGTACAGAGGTGTGGTTGGAGTGCGTGCCTTTGTAG